CCATGATGGTTCGATTGGCGACGGCTTGAGGTCCACATGGCAATGGGCCGCTTTCAATAAGCGGGAGCGGCATTCTCATCTCAAAGCATTGAACAGCTTGTGCACGGCCCAAAGGCATCCCGATGAGGCCGGGCAAGAGAGGTACCCCCGCCACTCGCGCGCCCTCTCTCAAAACAGAGAGATTGGCGTAGCCCGATGCGATCAGGCGTCCCCCAGTGTGCCAGACCAATGTCTGAATTGGCTCAAAGACGGAAATCGGCCGACATCCGGGCTAAGTCTGCTACGCCCTCGATAGAGGACATTCCAAATCCATCATTACGCGAACATCGATTGCTCATAGGCATCCTCGGCAAAACGTTTAGCTAAATTAACGCGACAACAGCCTTATTCCATAATTACGACGTGATGACCTTCCCGCCTAAGTTCGGCAGCCATCTCTTCTTTCGCTCTATCAAATTCCGCCTTGTCCATATTTCCGAAAAGTGGTCCGCGTAAGTCCGACGGTACATGCCCGTCAACGCTCTCTGTTAGAGTGTGCCGCCCACTGGGATGCCTATTGACCCTTAAAACAATGTTGCTCATGCGTCGGCTTCCTTTGGATTTTTGATCGATGACTTTTGGATTTCAACTCGTCTGCACCTAGGGCGAACCGTCCCTACGCCAACTGCTTGAGAGTCGAGACGCCATCGCCAACGTTTCTTTGCGACTGCTCGTCAGCGGAACGAAATAGCTCAGTCCTGAAGACTCGGCTCGCCGTTGAGCAGATGTAGATGCCGGTCAAAATCGAAACTTCCGTCGTGAACCTGTTTTAGATCATCAGCCATCCGCTTTGATGAGAGACGAGCCCAACTTAGAACTGCGCTAGTCCTGACGGCGGCATAGGTTGTTCGGGCATAGAACAGCGACCACCCTCCTCGCGATAACCATTCTTGAATCTCTTCCAACAGTTCACGGCTGATGCGATCTCGTCCCCACAGACGTCTAAGCGTGAGCTCCGACAATCGAACCCGCGATACACCCGGGGATTCCTCATTCCGCATTTCAAGCAATCGCAAGAGAAGGACAGCGCACTCTTGCGCATCGAGCAACCGCGGTCGATTTTTCTTCATAAAAGGGTAATATCACAAATATGATATTAGTCAAGCTTGTATGGATCTATATCGCATAAATATGGTAATAGTTTTTCAGGGTTGAAAACAAGTTTCATCGACCCTTTCGCGCTGCTGATGGATGCCGCCGACGTATTGGAGACGTCATGTTGTTGAGTAATTCGCTGTCGGTGCGACGCGTGCCTATCGGCTCGCTTCGGCCTGCGGAGGCGCCGGTCCGGCGTCACCCGAAAAAGCAACTTGCCAAAGTACGAAAATCTTTAGAAGTTTTCGGACAGGTCACGCCGATCCTGGTGACGCCCGACGGCGAAATCATCGATCTGGAATTAGTTTGGCAAGCACTGAGGGCAAACGCAGCGACTCATGTCGACGTTATCGTCGTTGCCGACAAGTCACCGGAAGAAATAAAGGCCTTGCGGTTGGTGCTGAATCGCACCGCATTAGATGCGGTTTGGGACGACGAGAATTTGCGGATTGTCCTTAAAGACCTGCTCGACCAGAATTTCGATCTTGATTTGACCGGCTTCGACGTTCCGGAAATTGACCGTTATCTCAGCCTTGATATCCCTCAAGCCAACGTCGAAGAAGACGGCTCAGACATTCCCCCAGTCCAAGCGAGAGCTATTTCGGCACCAGGGATCATTTGGGCGCTGGGAGAGCATCGCGTCGGCTGTGGCAGCGCCACTGATCTCGCATTCGTCAGCCGCGTACTCGGCGGCAAGACCGCAAACAGCAGTTTTATCGACCCTCCATACAACATCAAGGTAGACGGCTTCATAACCGGCAAGGGCCGCCACCGGCATCGGGAGTTCGTCCAGGGTTCTGGCGAGTTGTCGACTGACGAATATTTTGCCCTGCTGAAAGACTCTTTACTCGTTCTGAAGGGATGCTGCGCGCCAACAGCGCTGGTATACGCCTGCATTGATTGGCGCCACGTCATGGAACTGACGGTCGCGGGACACGCCTGCGATATGCCCCTCTACACCATCTGCATCTGGACCAAAACCAACGGCGGGATGGGCGGGATCTACCGCAATGCTCACGAGCTTGTCTGCGTTTTCAAGGCCGGCGCCGAGAAGCCCCTGGACAATGTCGAGCTCGGTCGCCACGGACGAAACCGCACGAACGTCTGGTCGTATCCGGGGATGTCGTCCTTCGGCAAGGACCGCGATGAACTTTTAGGCTCGCATCCCACCGTCAAGCCGGTCGCCATGATTGCTGATGCCCTTCGCGACGTGACCAAGCGCGGCGATATCGTTCTCGACACGTTTTTAGGTTCCGGGTCGACCTTGATGGCCGCGCAGGAGACCGGCCGCATCTGCTGCGGCGTCGAACTGGACCCTTTGTACGTCGATGTCACGATTCGCCGCTGGCAGAATGCCACCGGCCGCGACGCCGTCTTGTTCGAGACCGGTGAGCACTTCGACGACGTTGCTCAACGACTGCTGACGGCCTCGTCGGAGCCAACCGATGGCGCGTGATTCCGGGCACGATGAGAGCGGCTACGGCCGTCCTCCCAAGCACAGCCAGTTCAAAAAAGGCCGGAGCGGCAATCCGCAAGGCCGGCCAAAGGGCGTGTCCAGCTTCAAGGCCGATCTCGCCGCTGAACTGCAGGAGAAACTCGCGCTCACCGAGAACGGCAAGGAACGCAAGATCACCAAGCAGAGGGCCTTCATCAAAACACTGACTGCCGCCGCGATCAAGAAGGACATCAGGGCGGTGAACGCGCTGTTGGCATGTATGCGCTATTTCGGCGTAGGCGCGGAAGAACAGGCGGCCGAAAATGTTGACGTGGAAGACCTCGACCTTCTCGAGAATTACCTCGCTCAACAGCGAAAAAAACAAAATCGCTCGAATTCCGATCCTGCTGGCGTCGGGTCCAAGAAGCTTCGATCGTCAAGGAAAAGGCATTAGTGATGGCAACGGCACCCCGGTCTGTTGAGGCTAATCTCATTCGCTCTGACTTCGGCGCCTTTGTGCGCCATGCCTTCAGGATGGTTCACGGGGAGAAGTTGGGGAGCCAGCCCTATGTGGACCACTTGTGTTATGCAATTTCCCGACTGATTGACGGCGAGATCAATCGGCTTCTGATTAACCTGCCGCCCCAACACCTCAAGAGCTTCGTCGGCACCATCTGTCTCGCCGCCTATCTTCTCGGCAGGAACCCACGTTTACGGATCATTCTAACCGCCTACAACGATACCTTCGCCGAAGCACTGTGCGGCAAAATTCGCAATATGATGCTGTCCCCTTGGTACCAGCGGGCGTTCGAGACGCGAATCAGAGAAGGGCATTCCCGTGCTAACGATTTTGAAACGCGCGAGGGCGGCGGAGTGTTCGCCGCCGGAGCAACCGGCGCCATTACCGGTCGACCCGCCGATTTCATTCTCTACGATGATCCGCATGAAATCAGCGACTGGAACAATGAACGAAAACTTGACCTGGTTTGGGTTAGTTTCAACACTGTGTTATCGCGGCTAAACGACAGAGTCGGTGGTCGGGTTCTGGTCGTCGCACATCGCGTGAGCGACGAGGATTTGTCCTCATATTTGCTGGCGGAGAAAGGCTGGAACTATCTTCGCCTGCCGCTCGTTGCCGTGAAGATGCGAAAGTATGAACTCGGGCATGAGGAATGGGTTCGAGAAAAGGGCAACGTCCTGCGGCCCGCGGCTTATCCCGCTACTGAAATCGACCGGCTGCGGCGCACTCAAGTTGCCCCGCCGTTTGAGCTGTTCTACCAGCAAGGTCTTGGCTCGCAGGCTGCGCTCAAAGTACGGGCTGAACATTTCCAGAGTTTCGCACAGTTCCAGCTCCCAATCGGCCCGGTTGTTCTCAGCATTGATCCAGGACATAGCGGAGGCCCCAATGCCAGTCGCAGCGTGATCCAAGCTTGGAAATGTCAGGGCAAACACCACTATCTCATCGATCAATTCTGCGACCAATGCGACGCTGAAGAACTCCGCCGGGCCTTCTGGTCATTCGTCCGGAAATATAACCCAAGCGTCGCTCTGATTGAGAATACCGCCAACGGACCGGCGCTCTATGCCGCAGTTCGGCGGAAGGCAAAGTTTGACCTCAAACTCATCACCCCCCGTCGCGATTCCAAGGCAGTCCGATTTAATGATCACCTGCCGAAAATCCGTAACAAGAAAATCTACCTGCCTGAGTTCGCGATCTGGCGCGAGGCATTCATCGACGAAGTAGTCGCCTTCCCCAGTGAGTTCGATGATCAGGTTGACGCCATGACCCAATATCTGGACTTCATGGATACCGATCCGACGATCCGGCCGCCGCAAACCCGCGCGACCGGTGTCGTTGTTCATGCATTGCCTCTTTCGCTGCTCCGTCGTCGCTTTTGACGTTTGTCCTGCGGGGGCGATCTAGGTCTACTTTTGAGCGAGCATCCGAGTTCGCGGTCCACGGCGCCGACAGGCACGTTCGTCATGGCGATAGCGCTATTTGAGCCATGAGATAGCTCCAAATTCACTGGACTTCCGACACCACCAGAACGTCACTGTCAGTCGTTATACGATGGAGCACGATGATCGAATTAGGCGTCAGGTTTGCCTCAGCGACCGAGCGAGCTATACGGCTGCATGACGCAGTTGGCGCCTGGCTATCGCAAGCATAAGTCCCGGCTCTCCTCTTCGCCCCGCGGAATCGCGGGGCTTGTGTCAGTGGCAGCACTTGATGCTGTTGTTGAACATTAGGATGAGCCAGATGGCCACCAGCAAATCGAAATCCGCAAAGCGGACCACCAAACAGTCGCGAGCTGTCAGGTCTTCTGCGGGAAAGAGAAGCGCGATCCGGTCAGAGCCGAAGCCTGCACACTGCGGCGGCAAGGGCAAATCCCCGCGCACCGCCAAGCGGGACACCTGACGTCAATTGAGATACCCAAGCGAACTGTCCAACGATCGCCATCAACGCCGGCGAGTTTGAGCGGGCGAAACAACCGGATCTCCATGGCCTCTAGCTCCAGCATCGCCAAGAAAGCTCGGTCCAAGGCCGAGGCGGATTTTGCCACTTGGCTGATGATGGCCAAGCTCGGCAGTTTCGATGACCTTCCGTCAAACGCACAAAGCTTTCTGACTAAATATCGAGCCCGGCTCGAAATGATGAGCGAAGCCGAGTCCACGGTGCTGGCCGTTCGCGAGGTATACAGCGCTTATTACACCGAGATGGGAGGCGTGGGCGCAGCGCCAGAACCGCAAGCTCGCAAACCAACGAGAGAGGGCAAAGTCGTGCGGATCCAGAGGCCGCCTAAAACTCAGTCCGCTCCATCGGCTGCGCGCAATTCGACCGGGTCAATGATCCGAAAATCCCTCCCGGCGCTGCTGATTTTCGCGAGCATGGTGGCTCTGATTGTCGCATATAGATTTCTGACGCGGTAACCCATCAACGGCCGCGGATTGTGGGCCTTTGGGGCGCATTTTTTGCTGCGACGGCGCGCCCCGCTGCCCCTTGTGGAATCCCTGATCAGAAGATGCTCGGCGGGCAGCGAACAACGCCATAAGATTGCTCAGGATCTGCTCGACTTCAGGTCCGTGCGGAGCGTGTGTGGTGGCCTTAACAAGGAGGCCACCATGGGCCGTGCCACGATCGAGCCAGCAATCAAGATCGTGCTGACTGAGATTCATTCCAAACTGAACGAAGCCGCCCGTATCGCAAAAGCCGCCGGGGCCTGCGCGCTGGCGGGGAGCGTCACTGAGGCCGTAACCGTTTCGATGGATATCGAACAACTGATTTATGAGGCCGGTCGTCTGCAAGACGCCGCCTCGCTGCTGAATCGGCTCTCCCGCGAATAACGAGCGTTTCCACTGTCTCCTGTCGCCCCGTCTCGATCGGCGGGGCCGTGTCGGTGCCAGCACATGATGCTGTCGTTGATCTCCCGGGAGAGCCAGATGGCCACGACCAAATCGAAACCAAAACCCGCCAAAACCACACGCAATTCGTCTCGGACAACAAAACGTCCCGCCAAGAGTAACGCCCCGGCCCGATCGAAGGCCGCCGTTACATCCAGCACCGTATCCAAAGCGGCGTCATCGAAAGTACCCGCTTCATCGACCTCAAAACAGTCGACGGTGCTGAAGATGTTGCACGAGCCGAAGGGTGCCACGATCGCCGCGATCATGAAGGCCACCGATTGGCAGCAGCACTCGGTGCGCGGCTTCTTTGCCGGCGTAGTCAAGAAGAAGCTCAACCTCAATCTTGTCTCAGACAAGGTCGATGGAGAGCGAACCTACCGGATCACGAAACCGATCGCGGCACGATGACGGTCGTGCAACAGACCGCACCTCGTCGCCCCACCGATCCAGCCGTCGAGGACGAGTTGGGTCGGTTGGCGGCCATGCCGATCGTCCAATTGCGGACCCGGTATCGGGAAGTGCTTAAGAGCGACCCGCCGCAAGCGTTCGGCCCGGACCTGCTCCGGCGGAGCATCGCGCACCGGATTCAGGAGAAGGCTTACGGCGGCCTCTCCCTCTCGGCGCAGCGCTTACTCGATCAGATGATGAAAGCGTATGCCGCAAAACCGAACGGCAAGATCGTGCTGCCACGCCGGATCAAGCCGGGCTCGGTTCTGGTCCGGGAGTGGAAGGGCAAGAGCCACCGGGTCATGGTGCTGGCGGACGGGTTTGCCCACGACGGAGAGACCTACACCAATCTTTCCGAGATCGCGGTCCTGATTACCGGCACCCGGTGGAACGGGCCGCGATTCTTTGGTCTGCGATCCAAGCCGGACGAGAGCGGCGAGTCCGTCCACCCTGATCGATCCAGCCCTCCAAAGCGGAAAGCCGGGGCCGCCACGCGTTTGAACCACTCGGACCGCGGAGGCGGTCCTCGATCGCGGGACGCCGGTCCGGCGGCCAAACCCGCTCGGCTTGGTGACCGTCATGGCCGCTAGTCCGATCAAACCGGTCCGCTGCGCCATCTACACCCGCAAATCGACCGAGCACGGACTGGAACTGGAGTTCAACTCACTCCATGCCCAGCGCGATGCCTGCGAGGCCTATATAAAGAGTCAGGCCTCGCAGGGATGGAAAGCGCTCCCCCAGCACTATGACGACCCCGCCTATTCCGGTGGCAATCTGGACCGCCCTGCCCTCCAGCAACTGTTGAAGGATATCGACGCCGGCCGGATCGACGTCATCGTTGTCTACAAGATCGACCGGCTGACAAGGTCGCTGGCCGACTTCGCCAAGCTGGTCGAGGCCTTCGATGCCAAATCGATCTCGTTCGTCGCGGTCACCCAGCAGTTCAATACCACGACCTCAATGGGGCGGCTGACCCTGAACGTCCTGTTGTCCTTTGCCCAGTTCGAGCGCGAGTTGTCCTCCGAGCGGGTCCGCGACAAGGTCGCGGCCTCAAGGCGCAAGGGCAAATGGACCGGCGGCACCGTCCCGCTCGGCTATGACGCCAAGGACAAAAAACTGGTCATCAACAAGACCGAGGCCGAGACCGTCCGCTACATCTTCAAGCGATATCTCGAATTGCAGAGTTTCGGGAAACTGGTGGAGGATCTCGACGCCAAGGGCATCGTCACCAAGCGCCGGGACACCAAGGTCAAGAAATTTAACGGTGGAATTCCTTTCACCTACGGTCCCCTCGCCCATTTCCTGAAGAACCGACTCTACATCGGAGAGACCGGTCACAAGGACAAATGGTTCCCAGGCGAGCACGCCGCCATCGTCGACAGGAAAACGTTCGATCAGGTCCAGCAACTGCTCTTGTCAAAGTCCGCCAGCCGCAAAGCTCATCGCACCGCGAGCGAAGCGCTTCTCATGGGCAAGCTCTATGACGATCGTGGCAACCGCATGAGCCCCAGCTTCTCCACCAAGAACGGGGTGCGGTACCGGTTCTACGTCAGCTCAGAGCTGTTGCGGGGAAGGAAGGCCGACATTGGGTCGGTCGGGCGTGTCCCTGCGGCGGAGATTGAGAGCGCGGTCCTTGCCGCCCTCAAAACACATCAACAACAAGGACAATCCGACAGTGCGCCCGCTTCCATTGGAGACGTCGAGCGCGTCGTCATCGCCCGCGATCACCTCCTGATAACGACCGCTGGTACCGCCGACGGGGATGGGGCGAACCAGGAATTCAGAATTGCGTGGTCGACAACGGCGAAAGATGCAGCAGCCGCGATGGAAGACAATGGTGTACCGGAAGCCGCGCGCAACGAGAGCCTGATCCAGTCCATCATTCGCGCGCATGCCTGGATGGATTGTCTCCGCGACGGAGCATATGAGTCGATCGAACAACTCGCCGAGGAGAACCGGCTTCATCCAAAAGTCGTTCGCCAGGCGCTTCGACTGGCATTCCTTTCGCCGGATGTCACATCAGCAATATTGGAAGGCAGGCAGCCGGCGGGCCTCGCGCTGGCACAAATCCCTAAGCTGCTTCCTTTGCCGTGGACAGAGCATCAGTCGCTCCTGCTGATTTTTCAGACTAATTTGTATCGATCCCCCGCATTGACGTTTCGGGGTATATCGTTATGATCATAACGATAGGACCATGGGAGAATCGTATGACTGAAAGCGCCAGCAAGCTCACCCATGATTTCACCGATCGCACAAAATACGATGCGCTCATGGAGGTCGTGAGGAACCGTCTGACGACG